GGTCCCGGGCGCTGTTGCCGATATTGCGCCGATCACTGTGTCTGACCCTGACACGGTGTGCGTGAGTAGCCCAGCGGTTGAGGCCGAGGGCGACCGCACTACGCCAACGTATTGCGTGCCGGCAGCCTTCAGATACGCAGGTCCCCATAGCATTGTGTTGGTGCCATAGCTGGCCGAGCGATTGACGGGAAGGGACACGGTGGGGCCGCTACCAACCGCGGACGTGGATCCCAGGGTGAACAGGAAGTACGCGGTAACGGTGCCGTTGATGTTGGTGTAGCGGGCTACGACGGTGCCGTTACCGATGGTGAGGTTTGTGTAGGACGGCGTCCAGGTTGTCCAGTCGGTGGAGGCGTCGGCAAACACATCGGCTCTGCCCAGTACCGAGGTAAGGGCGGTGCGTACATCTCCGGGCGTGTTATCCCCGGAGTCTGCAATTGCGGCAATGTCAGTTTCGGCGGTCATTGGTCCCTCCAGTCACCCATTAGACGATCCGCTGTATCGTCATGTACGAGCGGGTGTGCGGGTTAGAAGCGTGACCTCTTGCCGTGGCCGACGCTCCGTCTGTGTATGCGTACAGTTCGACGTAGTCGCTTGCTGTCAGCGATATCACCGCAGATATAGACGCCGACCCGTAAGCCTCGATCGAGCTGGCTACGCCCCGCCCCATGCGGGACTCTGACCCGTTGACATATATCGTCAACCGAAAGTTGACGCCCGGTCTGGTGTTTTCCCACGCCCAGTAGCCGTCTACCCGGTAGTAGCCGGTGTCCTGAATATCGAACCTGCTACTACCCGTGTTGACGATTGACCCGTCAGTGTCGAAATCCTCCGCATTGAAATCGATCTTGTCATCGACCGAGTTAGATAGCGTTTGACTAGAAGACCGGTACATCTGAGCGACAACATGCGTATCGGACCCGCGGGCAAGCACCGACGTTAACGCCGTCCTCACCTCAGACGCAGTATTCGCCCCAGAATCATCAATCGCGGCAATATCCGTTTCGGCAGTCATGGCCTACGGAACCAGGTCAAGCGTCCAGATGCCACCGCCCGCCCACTGCACTGTGAACGTCGAGTTAGAGCACGAATACGCGGCCCCGAAGTCTGACAAGAACCCGAGCGGCGAATCAGCATCATTCGTTACATCAAAGATATGAGCGGCAGCCTCCGCATCGGTGATAGTCACATCATCGGAACCGCTGTTATCGAACACAGTGTCGGCAGCGTCGAACGTAATCACACCCGAGGCAATCGTAAGCTCGGTCGTCGTGAGCGCTACGCGGCCGTAGTTCCCGCCCGTAATCTCATTCGTGAGATCGTCAGCGAAATCGTGCGTATCAAAGTTCGGGGTATAGGTATCGGTTACCAGGGCGATCTCGTTGTCCTCAGCCTCCCACGACTCAGCGAGGGTATTATTGAGGAGCTTTTCCATTGTGAGGCAATACAGCCCCGAGCTAACAGCCATCAGGGACTCTCCTTGCGTGTAGCTTCGTTGATTCTATCGGCCAGAACCTTCAGGTCGGCGGACTCGAGGCGCTCAGCCTCCTTGTAGAGCAGCCGTAGCAAGTCACCGCGGTGTAGCCAGCGATGCAAACCACCGGCGATATTCGGCACAGCGTTGAGGCACCCGATGTTGACCCGGGTATCGGCGGTGCGCTCGGGCTTGAGGCCCAGCACATGCCGCCACTCTTCCTCTAAGAGGATGACCTCATCCACCTATCCGGCCCCTACCCTTGACAGTCTCGGGGCGGGCAACCGCGGCGACTCGGCCTTCCTTGTCCTCCACCTGGTAGCCGGCCACGCGCCCGTTACGGTCACGCACCTTCGTCACTCGGACTTTCCCTGTGTTCTTCATATTCTCCTCCGGGGATAGTCCCCGGGAGTAGGACCCAAGTTACTCCCGGGGACTGAGGCTCCCTGGCCTATGCGTTAGGTTGCGGCAGGTTTGCCGGTGTCCGCTGCTGCCTCAGCCCATGGCCGATAGCAAATACGGTGCCCACCTGCGCGGTGCCGGTGTCCGCAATGTTCACCGACAGCCACTCGTAACCGGACGACAGCTGGTCGGCTCCGACCTCGAACACGACGATCGCCTCGTTGGCGTCGTCCCAGTCGGCGTCGGTAATAGTCGCGGCTGCGGTCTGAGTGACCTTCTCCCACGTCTCGTCACCGTCGAGCTGCGCCTCTTCCTTCTTCCAGTAGGTGTCGATCTCGACAAGGTTGGTCGAGGTGCCGCCCGTCTTGGCGGTGTGCTCCTGCAACGTGATGGTCGGGGCTTCGCCCGCCGTCCCGTTGTTGAAAGCCGCCACGAAGGCCAGCTTGTCGTAGTTCTTCATGTGGATACGATGACCCGTGTTCGCCCCGGTAGCGAGGTCGATCGGGACAATGCAGGACAGCACATCGAACGTGTGCCCTAGCCCATTCGGTACAGACATTACTTATCTCTCTTCCTGCCCCGGGGGTGTTAATGCCCGAGGCCCTAGTAGCGGGGCGGGCGGGGGTTTAATGCCACCCGCCCCTTCGGGCTCAACTATGCAGCGAGCTGGACGTACGGCGACAAGGTGCTCGAGCCGTTCTTCGGCGTAATTGCATCCTGGAGCCATGGGCGCCCGTCTACACGCTCGATGACGCGCAGCTCGGTCTCGTCGTTCATGAACCTGGAATGCTCGGAAGCATCCAGCGAGATCGCCTGACGGTCACCAATCAGGTAGTGAGAGAAGTCAACGAAGTTGATGTCTCCAAGGTCGCCAAGGGCGCCGGCCTTCTCGGTGATGATCAGCGGACGGCCAAGAATGCTCATGGTCGGTGCCCCGGCGATGTTGCCGTACTGCACGAGACCAGCGGACGTACCGCCGACATTCTCGGTGCCTGCCACGTTCGTGACTGCCACGGTCAGTGAGAGCAGCTGCGGCAGCGTCTCCTGGTTGGCGACCCACACGGCCCGGTCGATCGACTGCGGCAGCATCCTCGAGTACATCCCGAAGATGTCCGCAGAGTCGATCAGGTCCGTAGTGGTGCGGGACACGGCGACAGATCCGTCACAGCCGGAGAAGCCAAGAGGCTCCCCAACACCGGAACCCTCGAAGAACGCAACGTCCTCGAAGAACGCCAGACCAGTCGGGAGCGCCATACGGAGCCACGACTGCAACGCGGTAGCGTCGTTCCACAACTCGTTCGGAACCCGAGCGCCACCGGTCAGCTTCTTCGCTGACAGGAGCGTCCGACCGAACTTGGCCTCTGTCGCGGTGATAGCGGCGGACTCTTCGGTCCAGTAGAACACCATGCCGCCGTAAACGGAGCTGGCGTGACTGGTCGAATCCACATATGGGATAGCCTGAGTCAGCGACGACATCGTGATCACGGTTGCGCGTGGGCGCACTACGGCAGACTCGAGGGCGATCTGCATGATCTCGGACCGCGTCGACTCCGGAATCAGATACCCAGCAGATGCCGGGTCGCTGGTCGAATAGGCGTTACGGACTTCCTCGATGCGCTGCATCTTGGCCTTCGCCTCTTCGGTGTTCGTCCCAACCTTGGGGTTGATCAACCTGGCGAACTCGGCCATGTTCTTGATGCCCGCACTGTCGAGCGCTGCACCTGGGGCGTCCTTGTTATACGCGGCGGAAAACTCGGCACCGGAACGCAGCCCGGCAGAGTTCTGAGACTCGATGATCTCCTGGACCATGTTCGAGAGCTGCGACTGATCCGGGCGGTCTGTGACCTCGTTGTCCTTCAGCATCTCGGTGATCGAGGCGGTCACCTGGTCGGTGATCTGCTGGGAGATCTCGCCGGACTTGTCCATCGCCTTGTTGTACGCCTGGAAGAACTCCTTGGTACTACCGGCGTCGGCAAAGATCTCGGCGCGCTTGTCGTCGTCTGCGAGGATCTCGGCAAGTTCCTCGCTTGTCTGGGGGATAGCAACCTTCATTCGTTGCTCCTTCCTACTTCAAAAGATCGGAAAACGGATTGTGCTGAAAAAGGTCTCCGAACTCGACCCGGGCGGGCGGAGCAGGAGCGGTATCGGCGGTCGGCTCTTCTTCCAAACTGTTCTGGGGGTCGACTGTACTGGACGCGGCGACATCTTCGCTAGACTCTTCGGTCTCCTTGCGCTCCGGTACGAGTACCTCGTCGGCCAACCCAACGTCGATCGCCTCATCGTGGTCGAACCACGTCTCGTCGGACATCATCGCGGCGAACATCGACTTAGGCTTCCCGGCCCGCTCCGCATATATGTCAGCAATAGTGCCGTTCACCTTCCGGAGTTCCTGGGCGTACTTCTCCATCTCGGCAGCGTTACCGATCACCAGGCCCCAGGCGTCGTGGATCATGGCCGAAGAGTGCTGCATCATTACGCGGCGATCCCCACCTTGGAGAATGATCGACGCAGCAGACGCGGCCAAAGAATCGACGACGGTAGTCACCTCAGCAGGATGGGTCCTCAACGCGTTATAGATCGCTACGCCACCAAAGAAGGAGCCGCCGGGCGAGTTGATCCGCACCCTGATCTTCGGTGTATCGATCTTCGTCAGGTCGGCTACGAAATCCTCCGCGGTGACACCCATCCAGCCGATCTCGTCATAGATCAGCACCTCAGTCTCTTCGCCCGTTGCCTTCGCGGCGATGTCGTACCACCTGCGGCCCTGCAACGACTGAAGCTGACTCATCGCAGATCTCATATTGGTAAGGCTATTCATCGTCTCCGGACTCCTGATCGTCGTCTGTTGCCGGCCCTTCCGCTGCGGGCGCTGCCTGCCGCGTCGAAACTCTCGCCACCGGGCGTTCCTTGAACGTCACCTCCGGCAGCCCAAACGCCTCCAACGTCTCCGCCTCATCGAACCCCAGATCGATATAGGTCTCCGCAGCCTTCAAGCTAGCCTCCAGATCCTTACGGGTAGACTCCGCGTCCACAGGCGTCGGATCATCGAAGTCAAAGAACAGCCTCGAAGTCGAATTACGGCCACCACCCTGGAACAGCGGCAAGAACTCGTTATTGAGAGCCTCCCTGATCCTCCGCAACCTTGGCGTGATAAGCCGCTGAGCAAACACCACATGCTCCGCCTCATGCGTAGCCCGATTAGACGCCGCCTCCGACCCCATCATCGAACGAGGGAACCGCCACGCCTCACGAATCGTCTCCTTCGAGAACCCCCGCAAGTCCACGAACTCCATGTCCCGCCTCGTGTACTGCTGCGCCTCGAACTTCACACGCCCCTCGAGGTACCCTACGCGGTGAGCATTAGACGAACCACGATGCTGCTCACGCCAACGACGCATCAACTGATCGAAGTCGTCATCGGCCAACGGGTCCTCCGCCGTGATAATCCCACCCGGGAACGCACCATTCTTGAAGAACGAGTAGTTGTACTGCGCCGCTGCCTGCTCACCCTCCAGGTCATACACCAGCGACCCCAACGGCGACAAACCACGATACGGAGTCAACGGATTAAG